CGGTCTGGGAACGAGCGGTCTGACCGATCCGGACAGCATCCCGGAGATACCGGATCAACCCGTCACTCGGCCCGGCGACCTCTGGCTCATGGGCGACCATCGGGTGGGCTGCGGCGACAGCACCAATGCGGCGGATGTCGCGCCGGTGCTGGCAGGAGCGCGGCCCAACTTGATGGTCACCGATCCGCCTTACGGGGTCGGCTACGACCCGGCCTGGCTAGCCCGCCGCGGTCTGGGGGCTGGCAAGCTCGCGCAGGGCAAGGTACTCAACGACGATCGCGCCGACTGGCGAGAGGCGTATGCGCTGTTCCCCGGGGACGTGGCCTATATCTGGCACGGGGCTCTGCACGCCGACATCGCCGCCGCCGGTTTGGCCGCCTGCGGGATGCAGCCACGCGCTCAGCTCGTCTGGGTCAAGCAGCACTTTACACTGAGCCGCGGCGATTATCATTGGAGGCACGAAACCTGCTCGTACGCTGTGCGCGAGGGTAAGACGAGCCACTGGCAAGGTGGCCGCACGCAGACGACGGTCTGGGAGATTCCCAACAACAATCCTTTCGGCAACCGGCAGCGCGAGCAGAGCTGGGGGCACGGCACCCAGAAGCCGGTCGAATGCATGCGCCGTCCGATCCTCAACAACAGCCGGCCCGGTGAGGCGATCTATGACCCGTTTCTCGGCTCGGGCACGAGCCTGATCGCAGCCGAAATGACCGGCCGCATCTGCTGCGGTGTCGAGCTCAACCCGGCTTATGTCGATGTGAACGTGCGGCGTTGGCAGGTCTTCACCGGACGGGCCGCGACGCATCAAGCCTCCGGCCAATCTTTCGACGAGCGCGCCGACAGCCGGCACCAAGATCAATCAGGAGCGGCAGATGGCTAGAAGAGCCTTTGTCGTGAATGATGCGATGCGCGAGAAGGTGCGGTATTTGGCGGGGGTCGGCGTCTGTCAGGATGACATTGCCAAGATGATCAACTGCGCGCCAAAGACGCTGCGCAAGCGCTTTCGTAGTGAACTCGATCGCGGCGTGGCGGAGGCCAATGCTACGATGTCGGGCTATTTGTTCGCCGCCGCGAAGGCGGGCAATGTCACCGCGCAAATCTTTTGGCTGAAGACGCGGGCGCATTGGCGGGAGAGGAGAACGCCGGATGACCCGGTTCTGGAAGGCAACGCCGAGACGAATTCAAAGGTGGTCCTGGTCCTGCCCGATAACAACCGAGATCCTGAGCTGACCCAGGCGCTGCGCTACGCCCAAGAGAAATACTTTGCCAAAAAACCGCCGCTGCAGCCTCCGGAACTCGGGACTTGAGTGGAGCGGGACACGTGCACAGCGACACCATAGGACGATTTGGGCCCACCGCGCGCAACGCAATGGCATCGCCCACCACGACGATCTCCGGGCAACCCGGACCGCAGACCGAGTTTCTGCGGAGCCATGCCGACATCTGCATCTACGGCGGCGCGGCCGGCGGCGGAAAAACGGTCGGCCTAGTCCTCGAGCCGTTGCGTCACGTCGGCCGGGTCGCGAACTTCACCGCGGTATTCTTCCGTCGCTCGACGCCCCAGATCACCAACCCCGGCGGATTGTGGGATGAGAGCCAGAACTTCTATCCGCGGCTCGGCGGGATCCCCCACCTCGGAATGCGCGAGTGGCGCTGGCCACGCGGCGGCAAGATCAAGTTCTCGCACCTGCAGTTCGATACCACGGTTTACGACTGGCAGGGCGCGCAGATCACGTTGATCTGCTTCGACGAGCTGACGCATTTCACGGCACATCAGTTCTTCTACATGGTCAGCCGCAACCGCTCGATCTGCGGTGTCCGACCTTACATCCGCGCGACGTGCAACCCGGACGCCGACAGTTGGGTCGCCGACTTCCCGGCATGGTGGATCGACCCGGAGAGCGGGCTTCCGATGCCCGAACGGGCCGGCGTTGTGCGCTATTACATCCGCGTCTCGGAAACGATTAAGTGGGCCGATCGGCCGGAAGACTTGATGCAACACCTGCCGCAGGCGGAAGATCTGCCGCCGGGCTTCGACCCGCCGCGGCCGATCAGCGTCACCTTCATCCCGGCGACGATGTTCGACAACCCCATTCTGCTGCGGGTCAACCCGGAATATTTCACTTGGCTGCTATCGCTGCCGCTGCTCGAGCGCGAGCGGCTGCTGAGTGGCAATTGGAAGATCCGGCCGGCCGCCGGGCTCTATTTCAAGCGGGAGTGGTGTGCCGTCGTCGACGCAGTCCCGGCGGATCTCGACATCGTCCGTTATTGGGATCTCGCCGCCACCGAAAAGACCGAGTTCAACGACCCCGATTGGACGGTCGGCATCAAGCTCGGCCGCGACAAGAGCGGCGGCTATTGGCTGCTGGACATGGTGCGCAGGCGGGCCAACCCGGGCGATGTCGAGATGTTGCTGCTCAATACCGCCACGCACGATGGCAACCGGGTCCGCATCCGGTTCGGCCGGGATCCGGGGCAGGCCGGCAAGAGCCAAGCGCTCCACCTGGTGCGCGCACTCAGTGGCTTCACCCTACTGCCGGCCCCAGAGAGTGGCGACAAGCTGACACGGTTTGGGCCGTTCAGCGCGCAGTGCCGTGCCGGTAATGTCAAGATCCGGCGAGGCTCCTGGAACGAGGAGCTGTTCCGGATCCTCGAAGGGTTCCCAGATCTCGCCCATGACGACGAGGTCGACGCCTGCAGTGGCGCCTTGGAAATGCTCAATCCCGGAATGAAGAGCTGGGGCTATTACGAGTGGTTGCGCCAGAAGGCAGAAGTTCTCAAGGAGCAACCTGAGCCCGAACCCCGCAAAATCATTTGGGCCCCCGGGCTCGCTGGAGTGGCAGGCCGAGCAGGAAGCCGCGCTAAAGAACGAAGAGCTGAACCGCGGCACCCACTCCGGCGCCCTACTCCTCGCAGACAACCGCACGGGATGACGCAAAACTGAGCTCACCGCGCCGGAGGGACCATGAGTTCGAATCCATTCCCCTCCAGCGGCGAGTCTGCGAACTATCGGTTCCTAAGCGGGCCTTTTACATACCGCTAGACGGGCTGGTCGGGAATGGCGTCGAAACGACGGTCGCCCCGGTTTCTGTTCGGCTTGATCGATGGATCGGTGATCGCTCACTCTCCGCCGGAGCAAGCCGGATTGGAACCCTCGGTCCTACTGCCTAAGGGGCAAGCCTCCTGGTCGCGAGGCGACCCTACGGACACCGAGCGGATCGCACCGCTCCTATCTGTGCGAGATCCAACCGGCCGCCCTGTTCGAAGCACCGATAAGTAAGCATGGCCGCGTTCCTGAAGGCGAAGCTGGTTAGACGCTGAAGAACTCGCTCAGCGCCGCATAGAGCCGATCCGGCTGCTCCTCGGGGATGAAGTGACCGCTATCGATGCCGAGGCCGCGCACGTCCTCGGCATGGTCACGCCACACCTTGAGGACGTCATAGCCGCTTCCCTGCCCGCTATGCATCCCCCACAACACCAGCATCGGCACCCTGACCTTCTGCGCGAGGTCCGCACGATCGTGTACGAGGTCGATCGACGCGCCGGCGCGGTACTCGTCGCACGTCGCGCGGATCGTCTCCGGGTTCCGGAAGCAGCGCAGGTACTCGTTCCACGCCGCCGGCTCGATTGCATCCTCGTCATGCAGCAAGGCGCCGAACATATGGCGCAGGAAAAATTCGGGGTCGCAGCCGATCATGTGCTCCGGCAGGCCGCGGCCCTGGATCAAAAAGAACCAGTGCCAGCTGCCGGTCGCTGCCTTCTGGTCGATCGTCTCGAAACGGTAGAGCGTCGGCACGATGTCGAGCGTCGCGCCGTGCGTGACCTTGTCGGGATGGTCACGCAATAGCCGGTGCGTCACCCGCGCGCCGCGGTCGTGACCAGCGACCGCGAAGCGGCCATGGCCGAGCGCCGCCATCACCTCGACCTGATCCAGCGCCAGTGCGCGTTTCGAATAGTTGATGAAATTGTCGCCGGCCGGCGGCTTCGAGCTGTCGCCGTAGCCGCGCAGATCGGGCACGACGACGGTGAAATCCTGTGCCAAGCGCAGCGCCACCTTACGCCACATCACGTGCGTCTGCGGATAGCCGTGAAGCAGCAACAGCGGCGGCCCGCTGCCGCCGGTCACCAGATTGATCGTCGCGCCGCTGGTCTCGAT